CAGCATCGGCAGGTGTTACAGTTACATTACCAGCAGTAAGTTCTGGCTTGAATTTTAGATTTGTTGTAGCAAATGCGTTTGATACTTCAAATTATATTATTGATAGTGCAGAGGGAGATAATATAGATGGGAACTTAATAGTAAATGGAGCAGCAGTTGCAGCTTCTGGTGAAGATCAAATCAACTTTGTAGCATCAGCAGAATCAGTCGGTGATTTTATCGACATTTGGAGTGATGGAAACAAGTGGTATGTTTGGGGAATCGGAAACTCAGCAGGTGCTATTACAGCAACAGACCCAAGTTAATAATTAAATAAAAAAAGAAAATAGATATGGCAACAACAACTTCAATAACAACTACGTATGCTGGCGAATTCGCAGGTGATTATATAGCAGCGGCATTGTTATCAGGTGTAACTTTATCTGGTGGTGGAGTTACTATTAAACCGAACATTAAGTTCAAAGAAGTATTAAAGAAATTAGCACTTGATAGTATTTTAAAAGATGCTACTTGTGATTTTTCTGCTACTTCTACATTAACACTTACTGAAAGAATTCTTCAACCAGAAGAACAACAAGTGAATTTACAACTATGTAAGAAAGATTTCATATCTGATTGGGAAGCGGTTCAAATGGGCTACTCTGCTTATAGCGACCTACCTCCTGCATTTAGTGATTTCTTAATTGCACACGTTGCTGCTAAAGTTGCTCAAAGAACAGAAAACTCAATCTGGACCGGAGACACTTCAACAAACGGACAATTTAATGGTTTGACTACTCAAATTGCATTAGATGCTGACTTACCTTCAGGACAAGAGGTTGCAGGAACTACAGTAACATCTTCTAATGTTGTTGCTCAATTAGGATCTATCGTAGATGCTATTCCTTCTGCTCTTTATGGAAGTGAAGATCTATATCTATATGTTTCTCAAAACATCGCTAGAGCTTATGTAAGAGCTTTAGGTGGATTTGGAGCATCTGGATTAGGTGCAGCAGGTACAAACAATCAAGGTACTCAATGGTGGAATAATGGAGCATTATCTTTTGATGGTGTAAAAATATTCGTTGCTAATGGCCTTGCTGATAATACAGCTATTGCTGCTGAAAAATCTAACTTATTCTTCGGTACAGGATTACTTTCTGACCATAATGAAGTAAAAGTATTAGATATGGCAGATCTTGATGGTTCTCAAAATGTGAGAGTTATTATGAGATTTAGTGCAGGTGTACAGTATGGTATTGTTACTGATATTGTAACTTATGGTATTACTAACTCTGCTAACTAATAAATTAATTAACTAACTGTAAGGGTGGGTGAGCCTAGAGCCTACCTACCCTTTTTTAATACTTATAATTATGGCTTGTGATTTAACCGGTGGAAGAACAAAACCTTGTAAAGATGCGGTTGGTGGTATTAGAAAAATTCATTTTGTTGACTTTGGAGACTTAGGTACTATAACACTAAGTAGTGACGAAGTAACAGATATGGATGGAACTTTTACTTACCATACTTATGATGTAAAAGGAAACTCTTCTGTAGAAACTAATATACAAACTTCTCTAGAGAATGGTACAACATTCTTTGAGCAAGTAGTGAATTTAACTTTACATAAACTAACTAAAGAGGATAACAACGAACTAAAGCTTATGGCTTTTGGTAGACCTCACGTTTTTGTAGAGACTTTTGATGGCAAAGTGCTTTTAGTAGGTAGAGAACACGGAGCAGAAGTTACCGGAGGTACAATGGTAACAGGAACTGCGATGGGAGATCTCCAGGGATATACCTTGACACTTACGGCAAATGAAACTACTATGCCTAATTTCTTAGCTAGTCCAACAACTGCTGATCCATTCGCAGGAATGAGTAGTGCAACTGATTCAGCTAGTACTAAGAGAACTCCTTAATTCTTAATTGAATTACTATAAATCAAGGGGGTATTTAACCCCCTTTTTTTATATCTTTATAAAACAAAACGACTTACGATTAGTTATTTTATATATGAATATATTACCTACAACAGGGAGTCAAGTTTTAAAGATAGTTCCTAGAAAGGATGCTAGTAATCCGGTTATAAAATTAACCAATAAAGATACTAATAAGACAGTTACAGTTACTCCAACAAAAACTGATGAAGGACAATATATGGTTCTTACCGGTACTTTTACTTTAACAGAAGATACTTTGTATAGATATGTTGTTGAGTTATCTTCTTCTAATACAGAAGAAATTTATAGAGGATTAATATTCGCTACTAATCAATCTAATCTAGAAAAATACTTTGTAAGTAACAATTTATATACCGAAGAGGATAGTTATGATAATGAATTTGTATTTATATAATGGGACGAAAAATACCAAATAGAAGAATTAATCAATTACCAAAAACAAAAGATGGTATTCACGTTGTGAATTTATCAAGCTATACAGCTCCGGAAGTAATTGAATCTAAAAAATATGATTGGGTAGGTTACGGAGAAGATAATATGTATTTTCAATATCTTATAGATAGATATAACGGATCCCCAACAAATAACGCAGCTATTAACGGAATAGCTGAAATGATATACGGAAGAGGATTAGAAGCTACTGATTCTGAAAGTAAACCCGCTGAATATGAAAAGATGAAAAATCTATTCAGTAAAGACTGTATGAAAAAGGTTTGTTATGATTATAAAATGATGGGCCAAGCAGCACTTCAAATAATCTATTCTAAGGACCATTCAGAGATCGTAGAGGTCTCACATATACCTGTGGAGACGTTAAGGGCTGAGAAGGCTTTAGAAGGCGAAATAAAGGCATATTATTACTCTTCTGATTGGAAGGAAGTAAAACCTAATGAAAAACCTAAAAGAATATCTGCTTTTGGAATGAGTAAAGATGGTATTGAAATATTATATATCAGACCTTATAGAGCAGGATTTTATTATTATTCTCCGGTAGATTATCAAGGAGGATTGCAATATGCTGAACTAGAAGAAGAAATAGCTAACTACCATATAAGTAATATACAGAATGGATTACAACCAAGTATGTTAATTAACTTTAATAATGGCACTCCAGATAAGGAGCAGCGTGATATGATTGAAAGAGCGATATATGAGAAGTTTAGTGGGAGTAGTAATGCCGGTAAATTTATACTTGCTTTTAATGATAGTAAAGAATTAGCTGCAACTGTAGATCCTATAATACTTAATGATGCTCATCAACAATATCAGTTTTTATCTGATGAGTCAATGAAGAAGGTTATGGTTTCCCATAGAATAGTTTCTCCAATGTTAGTAGGTATTAAAGATAATAGTGGATTAGGTAATAATGCTGAAGAATTACAAACAGCATCTTTGTTAATGGATAATACTGTTATTAGACCTATGCAGGTTACAATATTAGATGAGCTAGAAAGAATATTAGAATTTAATGGAATTAATTTAGATATATACTTTAAAACATTACAACCTTTAGAATTTACTGATTTAACAAATGCAATTAGTGATTCTGAAATAGAAAAGGAAACCGGAGTAAAAAAAGATATTGAAGAGACTATTGACGAACAAATAGAAGAACAAGAATAATGGCTACTGCACTATTTATAAAAAGAGCTGATTTAGTTAGGAATACTGCCTTAGGTGGTAATGTAGATCCTGATAAGTTTTTACAGTTTATAAAACTAGCTCAAGAGATCCACGTGAGGAATTATCTAGGGACTGATTTATACAATAAAATATCTCAAGATATCATTGATGATGATTTAGCAGGAGACTATTTAAGTTTAGTAAATGACTATATACAGCCAATGTTAATACATTATGCTATGGCAGAATATTTACCTTTTGCAGCATATACTATTGGTAATGGAGGAATATATAAACATAATAGTGAAAATTCAACACAACCGGAAAAATCAGAAATAGATTCACTTACTGCAAAGGAAAGAGATTATGCTCAATATTATACTGATAGATTTATTGATTATATGAGTTTTAACGCTCCTAGTAAGTTTCCAGAATATTATAGTAATACTAATGAGGATGTATATCCTGATAAAGACAGTACATACTCTGGTTGGGTTTTATGAAAAAACAGTATAAGGTAAAGAAAGATAACGAAATCAAGTTAAATAGTTATCTTAAAAAGAATAATAATGAGTTGGGGAAAGATATACGATACAACACATTTTGGAGAAATAAATAACAGTATAGGTTGGGGCGATATATATGAGACTATCGTTAACACCTTTGCAAGACCTTTAGCAAGTACAGCTAGAATATTCGCTGATGCGATCAATTATCTTGCAAGTAATTTTTATAGTGAATAATGGCAAATACAATAAATTGGGCGGTTATATATTGTAGTAGTTGGTGGGGTGATAGCTCTAATCAGTCTACTGTTGATATAGATTCTAAACCTCCTTGTCTATAATTAATAATAATATAAAATGGCTAAACAGACAGTTAATATTGGTTCGGCAGCAAACGATGGAACAGGTGATCCGTTAAGAGATGCGTTTGATAAAGTAAATGATAATTTTAATGAAGTATATGGAGCTGACTTTGTTGATGAACCAAATTTAAAAGTTACTAACTCTCCTGTGGATGGTTATGTATTAACTTATGACTCTGCTTCAAGCGGGTTCACTTGGGAACAAAAGTTTGATGGAGATATTACAGGTATTGTAGCAGGTAATGGATTGACAGGAGATGCTACTTCTGGAGATGCTACTTTAAATGTAGTAAATGCTACAAATGGAGGTTTATCAATAAACACAAACGATATAAATCTTGACCTTAACGATTTATCTAGTGCTACAGTTAATGTAGCTAATGATAGTTTAGCTATAATAGATGCTGATGATTCAAATAATACTAAAAAAGAATCAATAGTAGATTTTGTTAGTGCTATAGCAGGATCAGGATTGAGTGCTAGTAGTGGGCAATTAACTGCTACAGGTAGTAGTTATGCAGTTGCTAATTCAGCGAATAACAGAATTTTGACTTCAGTAGACTCTACGAATGGTAATGCAGAGGCAGATCTAACGTTTGATGGAAATAATTTAGTGGTAGATGGCGATGGATCTACCGGAGGTGTAACTGTTTCTGATGGTAGTATACAAATGAGAACAGGAACAGGTAATGTTGCTGAAATACAAATGTATTGCGAATCAAGTAATGCTCATTATCAAACTATAAAAGCACAGCCACATTCAGCAGCTAGTAGTGCTGTTCTTACTTTACCTACAGCTACAGGCACATTAGTTGGTACAGGTGATACAGATAGTGTATCTAATTCAATGATAGCAGATGATGCTGTAGATCACGACCAATTAGCAAACAGATATACTGCTAGTAGTGCTGTAACTTCAGCAACTGCAATTACTATTAACACAGAAGATGCTGATGTATTTACTTGGACAGCAGGACATTCTACTACTGTAGCATTTACAAATGTTAAAGTAGGCTCTACTTGTTCTTTAATTATAACAGGTGGTGGCTCTTCTTACACATTAGCATTAGGAAATATTAATGGGTCATCAGGTACTTTCAATAGATTAGCAGGTACTTATGATGATACTTCATCAACTAAAAACTTAATAGAATTTAAATTTATATCAACTTCTGAAGCTTGGTATCAAATCTCACAAATAGCAACATAATGAGTTACGCAATAAATAGAAACGGAACAATACAGGTATATACTTCTATACCTAAATCATTTAAAGGTAGCCAAAAAGAATATCTTGGTGGCTTTGACCAACTCACAAGAGCAGAACAAAAAGCAGAGGGTTTGTATGATGTTGTAATGCCTGATGGTTATAATTCTCAAATACACGATTTAGGTGAAATATTTTGGGATAGTGAAAATACACAATTTACATATCCTAAAACAAATAAAACTTGGTCTCAATCAGTTGCAGAATTAAAGGAGCAGAAAATTGCAAACCTAAAAGCAAATGCTAATAGTAAGCTATCAGAAACAGATTGGTATATTATAAGAAATTCAGATACAGGAGATGCAATACCAAGTGATATTACAGATGCAAGAGCAGCTATAAGAACATCAGTTGCAACTAAAGAAAGTGAGATAAATGCAAAAACCACAAAAGCACAAGTAGTACAGTACGATATAAGTTTATAATATGGCTTTAAATAAAAAGTTTTTTCCTAAAGTATCAGCAGATGCAGCAGCAGATACCTTTACTCCATCTGAACACTTTAATACAGTTTTATATACAGGTACAGGAGCAGCACAGAGAATAGGTGGATATATAAATAGAGGTGCAACAGGGTTTGCTTATAATAAATATATTACTTTCCCTGATATGGGAGGATTCACAAGTAATACTTCAGATAGCGATGGAGCATTAAGTATATGGATTAATTTTGATTCAATACCTGCATCAAGTTCTGATTTTTATGCTCTAATAGATAGAGGAAACCCAAATAGTTTTAGCTCTTCTTATCAGGCATTAGAATTATTAGTTGCTGGTACATCTAACACAAATGAAGTTGAATTTAGATTTAGAAGAGGTTTTGGAGGCACAAATTATGACCCTTCATCTTATACTTCAGCAAGGGCAACTGTTGCAGTAGGTACTTGGTATAATTTAGTTGTTTCTTATGTGGCATCTACAAAAACTGCAACATTTTATTTGAATAGTTCAACTGCTATAGGTAGTTATAGTTTAACTTCATCTTCAGGTGGTAGAACTATTGATTCAGGGTTTAATATTGGTACTTATGCTAATTCATCAAGTTATTCTGCTTATGCTTGGGATGGAATGGTTGACCAATTTAGAATATTTAACAAAGCATTATCAACATCAGAAGTAGCAACTTTAAATGGAGAAACATTTGCATCTACTACAAAATCAACTACAGATATATTCTCTGATAATAGTGGAGTTGCTTTATACCAATTTGATGGTAATGCAAATGATACAGGAGGTGTAAGTGGTAAGTATGGAGCAGCAGCACATTTTAATGGGAGTAATTCTTCTATAAGATTACCTGACAATTTAATAAATAATGTTAGTCCACAAAATTTTTCTGTAGCATTTTGGTTTAATAATGAAGATTTAAGTAAATATGCTGCTACATTTAGTCCATATGCTTGGGAAAGTGGGGTTAATTATGGGTGGTCATTATATGCTGGATATGGAGCAGGAAAAATAAGATTTATCAGTTATTCTAGTAATGGTAATATTGATTTAAGTGGAGCAACATCATTATCTGCTAATACTTGGTATCATTGTACTTTAACTTATGACGGAGCTAATTCTACTGTGAAATTATATTTAAATGGCTCACAAGATGCAAGTGATTCAACACCAGGTAATAGAACATATTTATCTAGCCATACTTATTATGTAGGAGCGCAAAACAATGGTGCTGGTGGAGTAGAAGGACATTTTCAAGGTAAAATAGATGATGTAAGAGTTTATACAGATGTACTAACTGCAACAGAAGTAGGATATATATATAATAACACAACTGCATCTATTCCAACAGATAATTTATTAGCACATTACAAACTAAATGGTGATGCAAGAGATGAAACAGTACCATCTTATGATGGAGCAGCAAGTAATGTAACTTATGCTTATGATGGGACTGCATCTAATGTAACTTACCAAGAAGCTACAAATTTTTCTCCTGATTTGGTGTGGATAAAAGGTAGGTCTTTTACTATTGACCACGCTGCTTTTGATTCAGTTAGGGGTGTTCAAAA